CGCAATTCCGAAAGATACGTCGATAGGCTATCCACTTAGTGGACCTAAGAGAAATTTTATAGTCTTGGAGGATACTAAAGATTTTCCAGATTTTTCCAGTCCTGCGAGGTTGGATGAATCATTTTGGGTCGAGGCCGAGCGGATGGAAGCCATTTATTTGAAGGGAGAACGTTGTTATCCAGTGTTTAAGGCTTGTTTGAAAGACGAGCCTACAAAACTTTCTTCAGAAAAAGTGCGTGTTTTCCAAGCCGCACCGTGTGCCTTGCAATTAGTGTTACGCAAATACTATTTGCCTATTGCGCGCGTGCTTTCTGTGATGCCTCTTGTGTCAGAGTGTGCTGTTGGTTTGAATTCCCAAGGTCCTGAATGGGATCAAATGGCCGAGCACATCACACGTTTTGGAAAGGATAGGATTTTAGCAGGAGATTATAATAAATACGATCTTCGCCTACCCGCTCAGGTAATGTTTGCTGCATTTCGAGTTCTGATCGATGTTGCAAAAGCGTGTGGATATGGCGAGGATGATGTAACAGTTATGGAGGGTATAGCAACTGATGTTTGTTATCCCTTGATGGCGTTTAATGGTGATCTCATACAATTATTTGGGAGTAACCCTTCTGGCCATAATTTGACTGTATATATTAATTCTGTTAGTAACAGCCTCATGATGCGTTGCGCCTATCATGGTTTAGTGGCCAATCCGCGTAATTTCCAATCGGATTGTGCTATGACTACCTATGGCGATGACGTCAAGGGGTCTGTGCGGTCTGGCGTGGAGAATTTTAACCATGTCACAGTGGCTCAATATCTTGCTGCTTATGACATTGTTTTCACCATGCCAGACAAGAGTGGGAATCCAATCCCTTTCTTAACAGACGAATCTGCCGACTTTCTTAAACGACACAATAAGTATTTGCCCGAATTGGGCACTTACTTTGGAGCCCTAGATGAGAAGTCCATTTTTAAGAGTTTGCATTGTGTGCTAAAATCTAGCGCCGTCACTGTAGAACAGCAGTGTATGCAAAATATTGATACAGCCTTGCGAGAGTGGTTTTTCCACGGAAAAGCGATCTATGAAGCTCGAAGAGCTGAGATGCAAACCGTGGCCACTCGTGCTAACATTTCTC